TGATCAAACTTCAGGGCATTCTTACACAGGTTCTCGACGGCGGCCGAGACCATGTCTTCCCTGAAGGAATATCCAATAAAGTTTGACTTGCGGGAGTAACGTTCCGCAATCTTTTGAATCATCAGGATGAGCTTGTTGGTAATCTTACCAAGCTCTTTCGCCTCAATTACCGCTGGTAGCAGATCGGCGTTCCGTACGTAGTGCCCCTTCGTTGAAGTGGACTTTTCTCTTTTTACTTTGGGTTTCAAACTGAGTCTCCATGACGTGATACGCGTGGAGATTGAGTTGATTATACATAGGACCGGTATTTTTATAAACTCGTTCCCGAAAAGGGAACGACCTGCCCATAAATATCTGGATTCCTCAAAGGACCTGCCAATGGACATCCAGCAACAACTCGAACTCAACGCTCTCTACGAAGATATGGCTCCAATGGGAGCCAAGAAAGTTGCCGTAGTGATCGGTCGTTTCAATCCTCCGACAAAGGGTCACTATGCTGTAATTGATCTAGTAAAGAAATTCATTAGGGAAAACAAGAAGCTTGGTTTAGAAGCTGCTCCCGTTGTAGTGGTTATAGGCGGAAGTAAATCTGATTCAGACAAGAAAAGAAATCCTCTAACCGTGGATGAACGCCTAGTATTTATGAAATCCTCCGGCCTCGCAAATGGCGTGACCTTCATGAGCGCAACCAATGCATTTAGCGCGCTGGCTCAACTCCGAGATCAAGGAATGGAACCTATCGCTATCGCAGCTGGCACGGACAGGATAGACGACTACATGCGAATCCTGAACAAGCACTTTTTGGATCCAAATGGAAAGACTATCAAGCACTACAAGGTTCTTCTTGATCGAGACTCTGATGCAATAACTGATGACAAAGATGCTAAGAAGGCAGCTATGGATTCAGCGCTAAGCGCAGCTAAGGCAGGTAAGGACATCGATACTGACATCGTTTCAGGATCACTTGCTCGTAGGGCAGTTGAATTAGGCTATGAACCAGAGTTCGCTAAAATAGTTGGTCTAGAAGCAAAGCCTGCTTTAGCTAAGAAGATGTTTGACAAGATCAAGGCATCCATCGCGGAGTAATCATGGCTTTCGGTACCTCATTCGGACAATCGCTAACACTACCTCTTCAAAAGACATTAGACGGGGCGATGTCATCTGTGGTGGGGTTCCTGCAAAATCCTACACAGCAGCTAACATCATCTCTTAGCGTTGCATCTAACGCTCAGAAGCAAGCTGAAACTCTGCTAAGAATGCAGGGTGGTCGCGAGTACGATCAATTCAACAGTGTCACGCGTCAGATGAACCTTGACGTTATCAACGGTATGAAGATCGCAACTGATGCTGGCACTGGCACACCCATCACAGCTGTAGGTCCGGTTCAAGATAGCAGCACTCCAGCTAGCGTTGGTAATGATGCATCGGGTAACACGGGTGATGATCGCACGCCAGAGTACAAAGTCGTGCTTTCATCTGAACCTAAGATTTCTGGTTGGTTGCAAGACATCACTCTTAACGTAATGCCAACAATCAGCGAAAGCCGTCAAGTACAATACGAATCGTTTTCACCACTACACCACCCTGGTGAAATTATGAAGTACAAGAGTACTTCATCTAGAACGTGGTCGATTGCCGCTAAGCTGGTCTCAAGAAACATCAGTGAAGCTTCAATGAATTTAGCGATCATCAACACCATTCGAGGATGGATGATGCCTTTTTATGGTGAAGGAACAGCCAGTGATGATGTAACTCAATCGTATCTTGGTGCTCCACCAGCAATCGTAACCCTGAAAGCGTATGGTTCGACGATGATTGGCCCAGTCAAGTGTGTGATAGAATCCGCCAACTGGACTTGGCCTAATGACGTTGATTATGTTCAAGCCAAAACATTTGACGACGAACAAGTCCCATTCCCTGTCGTAATGCAGATTGACATCTCACTAAAGGAAAGCTGGTCTCCTGCTGAGTACAGCGGCTTCAGCCTTTCAGAATATCGTCGCGGCAATTTGCCGAAGGCGTTTGCTACCGTAAGCGCTGGTTCTGCACCCCGGGGCGCGCAAAGCGGTCAACGTCCAACTCCCAACGCTGGATATGACCCAGCCGCCGTAAACACGTCTGAGGCTACATCAGCCTTTGGAGCTACAGCAAGAGCTGGTGAACCAGCGATCTATATTCCACGGGCAGGTAAGTGATGGCTAATTCAAACAGCTTATTCAACAAGTTCTCTCGCTATGTTGGTGGTGGTACGACTGAGACCGCTAATAACTTCATTGAATGGTGGGAGAGAGCAACTCTAGACAAAGATGACTCGGACATTGTCTACACCGTAGAAAATTTCTATGAGGGTAGACTTGATCTCATCGCTAGCGTCTTCTACAACGAACCACGTTGGTGGTGGATCCTCGCGCAGTATAACAATATTCTTGATCCATTCAATGAGGTTACAGCTGGTAGAGTTCTATTGATCCCATCAAAGGAACGACTATCATTCATGATCACCACCAAGCAAGGCGGTGTCGACTCAACCAAACAACCGGTTAATACGATTTCTCCGGTTGTCATCTAATCAAATAGCCCATGGCAATCGGAAACAACTATCCAAACCCACTGGATAATTTCAGATCATACGCTTACCATTTCGTACTGTCTGCAGCAAGTACGACGGAGGCGTTCAGAAAGATGATTCAGGGAGATGGTAATGGAAGTGGGGCGCTGATCGGTGCCGCATTAAAGGCAAAGCTTGGTGAACAGTTCACCGTCGGAAATGAGAAGGCATGGCTAGTTGTAGATACACGCCGCTTCTCGCAGTACTCCATCACTGATTTAGAGATGGAGCACATCTACGGAACGGGTAGCAGAGTTAACCCAACCGTTCCGTCTAACACGATGAAGATGAAATTGATCGACACAACGGGTTTAACGTTCTTCAACTTCATGATGGACCTCATGCGTAACAAGTTGAAGTCCACACGTGCTTCAGCTTTCTTCCTGCTGTCAATTGTGTTCGTTGGACATAGAGATGATGGAACAACCGAGACAATTTCCACCTGCCACATTCCTTTGACGCTTCTTCTGATGTCGTTTGAGTTCACTAGCTCTGGTTCTTTGTTTGACATCGAGTTTATGGAGCTGGAAGGTGCACCGCAAAGAGGTGCAGCGCTCGAGCATATCAACTCTCTAGGTAGCATTGCAACTATTTCCACACAAGGCAAAGCCAACACAATTGGGGACATGCTTGATGTACTTGAAGATCGTTTGAACGTACAGTCGCTGGAGTTCTTCCAGAAGTTCCAGAATGATCAGATGCAGAAGGGTGGTGGCAAGCTAAAGCTTGGTAAGTTAGTGCAGTACATGATCACCATACCGGATGAATGGAGACAGTTTCCGGTTACAAATGCAACACGCTCTCGCAACGTCGAGATGATGCATAAGACCACCAAGCCAGCTGGTAAGGACAAAGAAGATACAAAGAAAGAAGTGTCTGTTAAGCAGATCGAATCTGATTCACGCTACAGCCAGCTCACCTTCTCTAACTCTATGACCATCACAGACGCTATCAAGGCGATCCTTGAATCGTCGAAAGAGTTTACCGATTTACAGAGCAAAGAGAAGAGGTTGGCTGGTAATGCCGTATCGTTCAAGACGATAACAACCATTACATCTGATGAAGCAACATATGTCGTCCACTTCGACATCTATCCCTACTACATCCCAAAGGTGGATGAGAAGGGATCAGCTCTTCAAGCTGGTTCAACGGGGAATACGGTGGGTGCATCAAAGGTGAAGAACCTCATCACCTACGACTATATCTTCACTGGTGGGAACTCGCACATTAAGAACCTAAAGATTCAGTACAACCCAGAGAGCGCCATCGCTCTCGATACAAACCTTGAGCTGGGTAGTTCAAGGTTCGCATATGTTGCTTCCGATGGTCAAAAGGAAAAGAAGACTAAGTCTGTTGCAGTAGGCGCGAACAAGTCTGATACCGATCTACCACAAATTAGACCTGGCGATCCTATCTTCTTCGCCATGAAGACGGTTGATCAGAAGAAGAACAACGTTGCGCAGCGCACAGAAGAACTAGAGAAGGAAGAGGACAAGAAGGTCTTCAAGTCAAAGCAAGAGTACACCCAAACGATGGCAACTCTGCACTTCCTTAGCTCAATCGTTCTAGATGTTGAGATCCGTGGCAACCCGAACATCATTCGAAAGTTTGCCGATCGTTCTACACGATATGGAGTTGCTCCACATTACCAAATCGTCTCCGTAGATTCAGTCAACGCATTTGATCCACAGACACAAGACACTGGTAATAACAACTTCTTCAACTCACTTAAGAATGGTGTCAGTAGCGCTAAGGCTAAATACATCGCCGACTTTGTCAAGCCGCGCATCGACTCATATCGAAAAGGTGGTAAAGGTGGCGATGACCTGCTGAATGGCATCGATGTTTCCATTTTACCTGTCTTCGTAAAGATCAACATTCTTGCGCCTAATGTAGATTGGACTGGTGAATTCAATGACGCTAACAACCTGTTTACGAACGAGTTCTTTTTCAAGGGTCCATATCAGCTTCTATTCGTCAAGACAACGTTCCATAATGGATCATTCGATCACCTCATGACGATGATTCCATACGATGTAGCGGGTTCATACTCGACATCTTCAGATGGTAGGTCTCTACCACAAACCAAAAGCATAAACGGCTAATATGATTTACAAAGAGTTTCAAGGATCTGATGAATACTTCCACGATGCTGTTCCCTTTATCATGGAGGGGCAGGTGCTGTCCACGGCCGACCCAGATCAGATGGGTAGGTGTAAGGTCTGGGTTCCTGCGTTAGATGGAGAGAACTTCGACATTCAACATCTTCCATGGGCTGACTACGCATCACCATTCTTTGGATTTACAGTAGACTATCCAGCGGGCAATGGAACGTCTAATAACACCGCACATACTGGCTATGGATTCTGGGCAATCCCAAAGGTTGGAGCCACAGTGCTAGTATTCTGTCTGAATGCTGACCCACGTGTTAGATACTACTTTGCATCAACGCTTAGACTGCACCGCAATCGCTCAATGCCTGCTGGTCGTAATGAAGACTTCAACGGCAACAAGGGACCGTTTGGTGACGCTGGGGATGGTTTGGGTAATCTAGAGAAGATTCAGCCAGCGTACGACAATCTACGTGAGCAATTCCAAGGCAAAATTGATACGTCAATCGCTAAGACACGTGGCTTCTATGAGCGTCAAATTGCCCAGGCAAAGAACGAGAAGGATGGTAAGGAGGGGTATGACAAGAACCCAGCTGATCCATCGTATCTAGACCCACAAACGTACTGTATCGTTACTCCTGGTCGTCATGCCATCATTATGCAGGATGAACCGAAGTGGTCGAGATTGCGTCTTAAGACAGCTGAAGGTCATCAAATTATCTTCGATGACACTAACGAACGCATCTACGTTTCAACCGCAAAAGGTAAATCGTGGGTAGAGCTCGATCAAGATGGTCACATTCATGTTTTTGGTTCTGAAACCATCAGCGTAAGAGCAGGCAAGGATATCAATCTCTATGCTGATCGTGACATCAACATGGAAGCCAATCGATCCTTCCACGTGAAAGCTAATAATGGCGACATTAGGTTCTCTACATCTGACAACTTCCAAGTAACAGCGAACAAGGGAATCCTAATGTCAGCGTGCAAGGACATTGACATTGATTCCGAAGCAACGATTAAGATCACGGCGGCAAACAACTTTGACATGAAGGCAGGTACCAGTCTCGCTACTACCGCAGGTTCATCTATTCAAATCCACGGTGGTGATTCCATCATTGAAACCGCCCGTGTGATTCACCTGAATGGTCCAATAGCAAGACAGGCAACTAAGGCCAGTTGCGCGACTAAGTCACAGGATCCGTCGGTTGTTCCTGGCCATGAGCCGTGGGACAGACCTAAATCACCGCAGAAGAGAGGACCGAACTGGAAGGAGTGATTCAGCCGCTTCAGTCTATTCGATAAATACCGCTGATTCACATTGGTGGAGCAAATGAGTAAGGCTATCTACAAAGGATTCTCTTCCAGGGATTGGATTACCAATCGTGTCTTTGGATTGCAGAACATCGATCTCGTTAAACGCGATCTTCTTAACCACATCTACACGGTGAAGGGTGAGCGCGTCATGATGCCTGATTTCGGCACCCGTATTCCAGTGCTGGCATTTGAACCAAACGATGAAAAGACGCGGGCAATCGTTGAAGAGGATTTGAGATATGTCTTCAACTACGATCCACGGGTAAAGCTTCTCGACCTTTCAGTGCTCCAACTTAGAGACAACAACGCTATCGTAGCCCTAGCTGATCTTTTGTACGTAGAATTTAACGTACGAGATGTTCTGCGAATTGAGGTACAAACACAATGACGATCAGAAACACCTATTCAGCTGAAGCCTGGGATAAAGTTTACACCGCATTTCAGCAAATAAATTTCACAAGTTACGACTACGATACAGTAAAGGAATCTCTGCTTCAGTATCTGAAGATCTACCATGCTGAACACTTCAATGACTTCATCGAGTCGTCAGAACTAATCGCTATTCTTGAGCTGTTTGCCTATGTTGCTGAACTATTGGCCTATCGAATCGACACGATGGCTCATGAGAACTTCATCACCACGGCTCAGCGCAAGCAATCTATTCTGCGTCTAGCTCGCCTCATCTCTTACCGCGCATCTCGCAACATCCCTGCTAGAGGCCTAGTAAAGATCAACAATGTTCGCACGTCTGAAGAATTATTCGACTCCCTAGGCAACAACCTAGCTAACACAACAATCCTCTGGAACGATCCAAACAACAGTAACTGGAAGGAGCAATTCTTCCTTGTGATGAACAAGGCCCTCACAAGCAAATTTGGCCAGCCATCTAAAGCATTCCAAATCAATGACGTGTTGATGCAGCTGTACACGTTCAACAATACGGCTAACTCGTTCCGCAATGGCGTGTTCTCTTTCTCTGCGAGCGGCACTGACGAGCAGATACAGATGGAAGCTGTTCCTGTTGATATCGATGAGAATGGCCCATTTGAAAGAGCACCAGACAATAATGCCCAATTCAGCATCATCTACTCTTCTGATGGTAAAGGTGATGGTTCTGACTTCACCGGCTTCCTGATATTTGTGAAGCAA